CTTTACCGAAGTGTACACACTCTCCACAAGTCTGAGATGACGGCATGGCCGTGGCTGCGACTCCTATGTCGTACTCCGCCTCGATCCGTTCTACAGTCAGACGCTCTTTGATAATCTCGTGGAGTAGACCCGATGTGTTGAACAGTACGGCACATAGGAGGTCTTCAACGTCTTCTTTGCCATTGGCAGGCCAGCCGCGTAGGACTGTCCAGAGGTCCACGAAATGTCGCCACAGACTCTTGCGATATTGCTCCGGGGGGATGCCCTTCTGCCAATTATCCGAATCTCGCAACTTGCCATCGGCCTGTACGCGATGCTTGTGCATGTACTCCCCGTACCGTCGGATTACTAACGGACTCAGGAAGCCATCGTAGTCAAGTTTACCGGCATCGGTATCCCGCGTGGCCCCGGCATTGAATGTTCTCATCACTCTTCCTCCACGTCGAACACGTTGCCGATGACGGTGTAGAACCTGTCGGTGTACAAATTCTGTATTTCCGGACCATAATCCATTCTATGTCCACACCCATCGAACGCCTCAACAAGACCATTCGTAATCGTGATAATACGTTTCCCGGCATCACACGTAACGATGTCCCCGTGCCTGGGTGCTTGTAGTTTCCTGTTTGAATCAAAGACATTGCTGACGACAGTGTAGAAACCTTCTTGGTAGAGTGCGGCAGTCGCGACCTTACCGTTACAACGAAAACCCTCTTGGTTGATGACTTCGAGATTCTCGTTGACAAAACGGATGCCATAGCGACTGTTTACGACGTCCCCAATCATCGGTTCTTGTAGTGTCTTCACTCAAAATTTCTCCTTTATCCACTCATCCATGTATGTGCGATAGCTCAGCCTTCGTTCTGAGTTGGATCGAAAGTACAAACCTACTTCACGTCGAGTGCGAAATAACTCTTTGATCGCATACTGCACAGCCCTCGGCGTGACGCCCAAGGTCTCGGCGATCTCCCTGCATGTGTAATTCTCCATGAACAATTCATACATTTTGGCAATCCGGGGAGCCAGTATCGGGAACAACTGCGGAGCTACCTGTTTCACACGGTCGAGCAACCGGTTTACCCGTGACGGGCTGATCTTCATAACTTCAGCGGCACATATTTGGGACATGCCCAGGTGGTCTTGATGGCATAGACGATAGGCCATCTCCTGAGACGGAGTAATCCGTCGGTGGGTCTTATACCGCCTGAGTCCTTCACGATGTGCCCGTGTGATGTGTTCCGTAACCGTCTCCCTGAATGCCCACTGCGTAGTTGCGAGCATTCGGTCCTCCAAAAATTGTCTTCTCTATACTACCCTCAGAAACGAAGCAAAATTGACGGGTCATCAAATAATTTTTCCAGCCGTGTTTCGAGTGATGACCGTAATCCGCGTGGCCCCTTTGCTATCCAGATCGGCGTCGAGGTAGGCTTGCAGCGAAATGACGGCGAGCTTACCGTTACGGCGGTAGACGATGTGCGGTTTGTTCGTCTCGATCAGAAGTGCCGTCGCCCGGTCAATGGCTTTGTTCATGTCACCCTCCATTCATCAAGACATTGCCTGCATCCGGCGGCAGGGCGTTGACTGAATCCCGCAGACGGATCAGCCGGACGACATATTCCGGCGATCCCATTTCATGCGTTTCAGGCTTAGTGCCGAACGTACGCATTAACCTGTCACACGCTTCTTCCAACCAATCCTCTCCGGCTGTCGGAAACATCTTACCAAGAAACTGAAGCCAGTTTGCTCGTTCATTCGGGCCGTCAATGGTGTCCATCGTTCCTCCAGATACGTTTTTGCTCATGGCGTCTCTCCCGCAAAAGTCGTTCAATTTCCTTCGCAATCTTGCCCGCGTTCCATGCCCCATAGTGAGCAACGAGGTCGAGTAGTAGGATCGAAACTCTATGATTCGCCTCACCCTTGTACGCCTCTGGCTTCATTCGCACCATCTGTCCGTCACTCCCCAAATAAACAGAAACACGAGTGTCACTATGCACAACAATACGATCATTTGACTATTCCTCACTTTTTGAACATCCGAAACAATCCATTTAGTAACAACCACACTTTCTGCCGGGTTGTCAGTTGGTCCGGGATGACAAACACCCTGCGGCTCTTCCATTGGTCGCCGTACATGCTCTGGCGTCTTAGCGAACGCATCGTACTCATCTGATCTCTCCAGCAAGTTTTACGTTGCACCCGCAGCCGAGCAATCTGCACAGCTTCCGCAGCGGGCGAATTTCCCAATGGCGATACACGCACCGGGTCACGGTTTCCCCCGGACACTGATCGAGCTTGACAGCCTTCAGGCTGCGGCTGGTCCAGGCCGGGTGTCCGATGTCTTCGCGGATTTCGATCTGCATGATTTTTCCTCCAAAAAAGACTTGACAGGGACGGGTTGAAATGATATGTTGTAAGAGACAGGGTTTCGCCCATGTTAATATGCAGCCTCCTCAAAAGAAATTTTACAAGCCGGGCAAATCGGCGGTCCTTTTTCATCGAGATGCACTCGCGTTACTCTGGCGACATAGTCACATTCCGGACACGCGACCTTAATTAATCTCGTTGTTTGCTTCTTTGCTCCTTTGCTTGGCACGAGCTTGCGATGCGGGTAAGGTCCGAGTGTAGAAGCCACAAGCTCAAGAGACTTGAGCAATTCCGGCCCGGCTTCTGTGTTTGTCATCTTGCCAATCAGTCCGAGGGCCGTCGCACACTTCTTGAACGGACCTTTGTGACCGTGACCCGCTGTAGCGTGTACGATCTCATGCACCAGCGTTGACAGAACACGCGACACGTCGGCAAGTACGGGCGATATGAATATCTCATGGTACTGACCTTCTGACGCTTCGGCAGTCCAACACTGGCCGATAGTCTTGAAAATGCTTGCACCTCCCGGCCAGCCGCACGCGACTTTTACGCCGTCCGGGACGGCAAAACCAGCACGTTTAAACAGCGGTTTCAACTGGTGAACGGCGGCAAACAGCCAATCTTCACGGACTTTGTATGCCGTCATCGTCGTCCCTCCATAATTGCCTGTGCCATTCGGACGAACGCCCAACCGGATACGTCGGCGTGCAGGGAATTATTCCCCGCCCATTCCAGGACTACCCGTGCCAGATCGACCTGTTTCTCGGCGTAGTTGATCCCATCTGCTCGGACCACGGCAAGGAGCTTATCCGCCGTTTTGCCGTTTGTCCCGCCCGTGGCGTAGACGCAGAACGTATCCTGGCCGTCCTTGTCAGCGGGATTGCCGTCAATCTGGACGCCGACGTTCCAACCCTGCACACCCGCATGAATTCCCGACTTTTCGGAGCCAAGATGAGAGGCTTCGCCCTTCTGACCTTTTACGTAGCCGATGTATCGTGCCATCACCGTGCCTCCAATTCGACCTTGCCGTCTGTGTGCTGAAATATCACGGCAACCAGTTTGGACGGAATTGTCCCATGCTGACCGGGTGTTGCATACACGTTGTAGGCGTCCCGGCCGTTCATATCGGTGTAACTGCACACCTCTATGCCGTACTCGATGCCGTCGATCTGGACCCGCACGCCGCTTTCGGCTGTTCCACAACGGGCAACCGGGAGACAGTCGCCTTGTATTGTCCCGATGTATCTCACCATTAGTCACCTCCGTTACAGGTTTTGGCGATCTCGCCAGCACACGTTTCACAAACGCACATTTCATATTCATAGAGTGAATCCACTTTCGGACTTGAAATACTGATCTGGTACTCTTGCCCTTGCTCTATGGGTTTACCGCATCGTTCACAAGTCATGTGTCATCCTCCGTCACACAGTTTTCACAATATATTTCGTGCGGGCTGATTACAATTCCGCCTTCACCCCGATAGTCGCCGAAGTGCGGGTGAAACGGGTCTATCTCACTACCGCAACGCTCACACAACGGTTTAACCGCATAACCATATTGATTGTTGAGAAACCATCGTGCAACGCCAACGACATGAACGGGATTTGACTCACGAGCAAACGCCGCCATTTCCTCATCGTTGCTCACGTCGTAAGTATGCGTGTGCGGATCGTCCGTTACCGATTCGGCATCTTCGGCACGCCTGATCCCTTTCCAGCCAGACGCCGCGATATTGAAGAACCGGCCTTCGGCGTCGATGAAGAAGTAATTCCATTCCCAGAAACAGCCATCGTACCCCCCTCCGCGATACTGATAAAGTGTACCCGTTTTCACCTTATTTCCTTTCAATAGAGTGCTCGCAAACCCGTTTTATCCACGATAAGAAGTTGTTGTACGGTTGGTCCCGCTTACCCCGGTTACACTGACTACAGCACGAAACACAATTATCCGTCGAGTATCCCCTGTTACTGTTCAGGCGGTCTATACCGTTGTAAAGATAGACCCCATTGCGTTTAGAATCGTGCTTTGTTTGCGATGGTTCTTTTCCACAGTAAAAACACGCCTGCTTAGTTAACTCAGCAAATCGTTTTCTACTTAGGCGAAATGGCAACCGCCGGTGTCTTGCGTCTCGTTTGTAAACCCTCAGCAACTCGTTAAAAGCCGCACGTCCCTTCGGCAGTCTTCGCATGAGACAACCGCAACTCCGCACATTGCCGCTTCTAAGACAGTCTTGTCTTACCTCTTTGAGATTCCCACAACTACACTTGCACAACCAAACAACGCTATGTGCTCTGCGTTTGTTCGTTGGTTCTAATGCTATAAGACGACCGAATCGTTTACCCGTCATGTCTTTTACGGGCATCAGTCAAACCTCCACAATTCTCAGCTTCGATGCACCGGACGGTTGCTGTACTTCAACCAGAAGACGCATGTAACCGCTATCACTAACCCTGATTTCCCATCCTTGCACGGTTTCTCCTTCTCCGGCACACGATCTTACTGCGGCCAGAATGTCACTACCCTCTATCGTTCGCATGTTGTTCCTCCCGGTAATCTTTCTGACCTTGTTCGTAACCATCAGCATAATGACCCCACGATGAAGATAGGGCTACTGCACTCCGGTAATCATTCAGGCAGTCCATCCATCCAGCACGGTAGCCACAACGGAACGATTCGTCTTGTGCCATGGGCCATCGTGTTATCGTTTCATCCCGCGTCCCCCGGTTGAAACACTATGTCACCATCCTCAAGGCCAACACCGACTGCCTCTGCCCAATCTGCCGTTTCTTTGGGCCAACCGTTGTTCAATGCACCATAGCCGAATATGGGGCTTGCCCACCACTTGATCTTGCTATCGGCGGGCAGGTTTGTTGCTGGTACTACGATAACTCGTATACCCTTTGGCAACACCCGCCGCTCACCGGGATTGCCATGCACTGTTTCTTTTACTGTTAAAGCTGTCATACATCCCCCTCTTTCCCGCAAATGCAACAATCCAAAGCGTCGTTGCCTGTTGCATCCTGAAATTCACTACGTTCTTCAATAGTCATATGGCACACTCCCCAATGTACTCACCACCACGCCATTGACCGCCGTTTTCCTCTGCGATGTTCATACCGGTTTTCTCACACGCCTGACCGATAGCGTGCAAGTCCATTGCTTCCGGCGATCCAATAGAAGCACCTTGGAAGCTGTCCAGCTTGTGATTTCCCGCCGAGTACACCGGGTCCGGCGTATCGGCTTCCCATATCGTGTACCCGGTTTCATCGTATTCACCATAGTAGTGTTTCATCACACGTTTACTCCATCACCACAACGGCCTTTGCCGCTAACTCTGCGAAGTTGTTCACATCGACGCCGAAATGTTCCAAGTGCTCACGCAAGTCGTCAAGCTGCTCCTGTTCGATATCGCCCATGTCACTGTCGCTCTCGATACCCCACAACCCGCCGGATGAAAGCCGCTCGATACGGCTATTGCCGTTTCCAACGGGACACGTGACCTCAGCAACGGCCCGTATGCCCGCCATGTACCACTCGCCGTTGTTGTATGCCTCCATACGTTGATAGTCCTGTTCGACCGAATCGGGATTGCCGGTCTCTTCACCAGACATTGCCGCGATGAAATAGCGGTGTCCGGGACGGTCAACGGTCCTGTCATCCGGCCCCGGCAAGTCACTGTATACTCCCAAATCCTCAAGGTGTGGGTCTTCATCCACGAGGTGTTCGATTTTGATACTCGCCAAACGCGGGCCATCGACAAGGGCTTGGCGGGCTGCTTCCCGTAACGACACATCATATTCGATCTTGCCATCCAAAGCAGATACCAAATCCGCTAACGCTTGCCTGATACTCATGGTCAAATCCTCCTATATCGTAGTAGTGTTTCATACCAGCACCCCGTTACACGGGAATGATTGCACCAGCACACATTCCTGTCTGTTCAATTCCCGTATCTCTTGTGCCGCTTGCTTCACACGCACAGACGCATACGACAGGCCGTCTGTCAGCACTTCGACCACAAGAGATTTTTCTGCGATTCCCTTCCATGCACCATCAGCCGGATACATCGTGTATCCGTCAAACAGCCGATTGCAGATTTTTCGGATACGCCGGACACGTTTTCGTTGTGTTACAATGCGATACAGCATGGTCAAACCCTCCAAAAACGGTTAGTACCATAGGGGGCTACGCAAGCCCCCACAGGTGTTAGCCGTTCTTGATGTAGCAGTTGACGCCGACAACCAGGGGCTTGCCGTCGATCACAACCGACGTTGCTTGATTGCCATGAGACGACGCAACCACAAGGGTCTTGCCGCTGGCGGACGGTGCGGGTTTCTTTTCGGCGTCGATGGTGATAATGATCTTTCCGGCCTTCTGCTCTACGTTCATCATGGGACATTCTCCAAGTAACGTTCGTATGCCGCCACACTGGCGACACTCAGGATATGGCCGCAATGATGCGGCCGACACCTGATTAGTTTTCCGGCAAACGTACCACATCACCATCGGGGACAATGACATACTCGTCATTCCCCGCATCTTCCAACGTCACCGCCGGATGATATCCGTACAGATTCCCATACTCGTCTGTCTGAAATTCTGTGTCTACGGTGTTCATAGTAAGCTCCTTGTGAAGGCAACGATATTTCGTATCATTTCAGCGATAGGACCGGGACCGATGTACGCAAGCAACAGCCCTATCACTACACCTGCGATGGTTCTCATGGTCAAGCCCCTTTCCACCGGACGTATCCGGCACTTGTTGTCAACTATGGAAAGTCTAACACAAAGAGGCATCCATGCCAAATTAAAACCGTTGCTTTTACTTTAAGCCCTTGTTCTGCATCGGTTTACGCGTGAATAATTTTTCAAACGCCGTCCTTGCCTGATCTTCACGCGTCTCCACTTTCGGCTTGCGAAACACACGTTCCGCCCAAAGGTCGATGTTATCCACGCTTCGTTTTTCTTCTCGCATTTCCCTGTCTCCGGCTACTGCTGCTGGTTGCGTTGATGTATTTCGTTACGAACGATCCCAAACGGGTCCGGCGTAAATTGCGGCAAACCGTATGGGCAAACGCGGCTACCTCCATAGCCGTTCTCACAGATGATTGCCTTGCGATGGTGTTCCAAAGTATCGCGTGGTGACTACTGCCGATGTTACGTGGAGCTAAGGCGAGTAGTCGTCTGATCGCTCGCCCTTCACGTTCTGCATTCTCTGGTGTCATGGGTTATACTCCGCTAAGGCCATCCGGCTTGTGCGCCGGACACTTGTTTTTCCCTACTGTACTCCATGCTCCTGAGTAGAGCATACACCAGAATTAAAAGTATCCAAATTATTTTTGCTGCACGTTGCAAATTTACTGCATCGGCGGCATAGCTTGGCCTGTTGGTAGTATCGCTCAGCCGCGATCTCTTTCAGCCGTTGACGGGCCTTGCGTCGTTTCTTGCTCTGTCTGTCAAGCCGACGGCGTATGCGTTGGGCCCGGTACAAGGTCAACTTGTCCAACTTGGCGTCATAGTGCGAACGGCCTATCAGGTGTTCTATCCGCGTGGTGACACTACTCAAGCCGAGGCATCGTCCTTCTTCATTAAAGTCGTATGTGCCGTTGGAAGTTATCTTCACGTTCGATCTCCCCACAACGTATCAATAGCGTTCGCGACGGCATCGGGACCGAGTTTACGCATTTGTTCTACCACGATGGTACAGCGTACACACGTCAAACCGCCCGGATAGGCCGACATTGCCCGCCCTGCCGGTTGTGAACCGCCACAGACCTTGCAGCGGCCTTTCTGAGCTTCCAACATGGCGTGATACTCAGGCAAGCCACGTTTGCGTAGGGCCGCTTGTCGGCGGTATTCCTTGTGGGTGCGACGGTATTCGGCCGTTTTTCGGTAGCGTTTCTGATTTTCCTTATGGATGTGCGGGTAGATTCGCCGGTATTCCCGTTGATACGCTCGTTGATACTCGGCGATCTCGGCCTTGTGTGCTTCGTTGTAGCGTTTCTGATAGCCTCTACACCGCTCCTTGTGCAACCGGTAGTATTTTTGGTGGTAGGTTTCCATGTTATGCCTCCAAGAGTAAGTGGTCGGTCTCAATTTATATGGCGGAAACGAAGTGAAATTGACGCAAAAATGCGGGTGTCCCATGCTGGTCCGGGTTATGTAGGACACGTAAGTCTTTTATTTACAAGCAGTTAGATATACTGTTTTACTGTCCTTTACTTGAAATTAAGAGAGAGAAATAATTATACATTTTATACACGTGTATAAAACTGTCGCCTATATGTACGATGAAAAGGTATAAATGGAAAGAGAGAGGGATTTAGAAGTGCGGGACAGTAAAATGGCGACGTAAATTCAGACAGGATAAGGATTTAGCGTGCTACAGTAGCCCGGACCAGTATGGGACAGGTTTGATATTGAGCTGAAAACGCGGTTTTTGCCTTGGAGACGGAAGTTAGGCCAGCCTAACTCTACTCATCGCCAGCAAAAGTGACCCTGATTCACTGTCCCATTAGCGACTTCCTATGTCTATAATGGGACAGGCCCGTCGCGTTGACCGGGCCAGTTGATTCCCGATTTGGCATTTCGGGCAGGTGACATCGTTCCACAGATGGTTCTTCGGCAACGATCCGTTGTAGACACCTTTCATCGGCACTATCGCCGAGATAGAGGGGTCTCCAGACCCCTCACACTTGACTATAGTGTTGCCGGATGGTAGTTACCGTGGTCAGACAGTATCCACACATCCGGCCAAAACTGATTCTGTTCCATCCATGCTTTTGCGGTGACGGCAGCTTCATCATAGGTGTTCCAACTGCCGATAGGTCCTTCACCGTAAATCGTGATAGCCGTTCGTGCACCCAAGCGGCCGCAATTGCTGAATATGATGTCGCCTTCTGTCGGTTCGGTGTTCATGTTCTATCCCCTTAACAAAGTGCCATGTACGCAAGTAACGCAATGAACCATACGATCCGAGGCATTGTTTACACCCCCATTTTGATGTAATGCCATCCATGAGCTCTACATTCTTGTCGTGCTTGTCGAATTGTTCTGACAGACATCATGTAGCGACCTAATGCGTCATATAGGTTGTAGACCCCTTTTAGGCACAATCGCCTATACACAGTATAGCACAAGCAAACAAAAAAGCAAGTTAAAAGTACGTAGTTTTAATTATTGTCTGTCGAGACGCCGACCCCACCGGGTATCACCCCCGGAAAAGAATCGCCGGAGGACCCGACACCCACACCAGGTCCCCCACGGCGTACTCCGGGGGAGTCTTTTTCACCCCGTTTTCACTTCATATTTCACAACCCCCGGTTGTACAAGGACTTACGAGGCCCCAGGTACGCCCTTTGGAATGGATGCAGCACATTTTTGCTTCGTTTTGACGCAGTATAGTAGAGACCTATAGGAGGATCATTCCATGAAGAAGATCGTAGTAGTGCTGGTTGTGGTAGCATCGTTGGCAGTCGTATATCACCCGCACAGTCTCGCAGACCGGGTGGAGTCCGTACGGGGTGCCGTGGTTCACATCGAGAAGGAAGGCGTATGCCAAGGATCGGGGTTCATCGTGTCCCATGACGGCATCGTCGTGACGGCGAGACACGTCACCGATAGCACGCCGGGCACCTACAAGGTCACGACCGATGACGGCACGGTCTATGGCGTGCAGGCGGTCGTGGAGGACAGGGAGTACGACATCGCGTTTCTGCAACTCAAGGACGCCCCGTTCCTACCCGTAGTGAGACTCGCCGATCTATCCGACATGCGTGTCGGCGATCCGGTTTTCATCATAGGCTCGCCCTTCGGCCGGGAGAGTTTCAACTCTGTTACTCTCGGTATCCTCTCGGCAAAACAACGAGACCTGAGCGAATACGCCTCCTACGGTTGGCGGGTCATGTTCCAGAGTGACGCTACGGCAGAGCCGGGTAACTCCGGCGGGCCGGTGTTCAACATCAAGGGCCGAGTGATCGGCGTGCTCGTGGCCGGACTGAACGCCACGGTGAACTACTCGGTGCCGGTAAACGTGATCGACCTGGACGTGGTGCGGCAGGTGCTCGCCCAGACCCGGTACCAGACGGTAGACGACGTGCGGGCGTTGCTGTTGCAGCACATGGGGAGATAACGATGTTCTACCAACCGGCGTACGACGGTGAGTGGTTTGACTATGCACCGATGACGTGCTTGAGTTGCTGTAAATGCGGACTCCGACACATAGTTCGGATAAGGAGACACGGTGGTAAGTACCAGTTGCAGTATACGACAATACGAGGGAGACGAAAATGCCGACGATCCTCCTCTTCGCAATCGGGTTCGTGACGTGGTTCGTGGTATTACTCAGGGCCTACGTGTTGGACGGTCGGCAGACGGCCTACTTATGCTGCTTGATTTTCACGGACGAGGTTCTCGGCATAGGTACGGGAATCTGGCTGGCACGTAACGGCGGCTGGCAGGAAGTGATCGCAGTCGCGGCAGGGGGAACCCTGGCTGCATGGGTAGCGATGTGGTTGTTCAGGAGACGGGATGAGCGATGAACGTAGGACTGTGTAGGAATTGCGGTCGGGTGTGGTTCATGGATGTAGACGAGACGTGCCCGGATTGTGGCAGTACAGATATTGAGGTGAGCGATGAAGAGGTGTCCGAAGTGCGGATAAACGAAGGATGCGTATACGAAAGACAGAAAAACCAAAGATAGACTGGGTTGTTATTGTAAGGCATGTCGTTCTATAGTGTATAAACGATGGCGAAACGGCATGATAGACAGGCTAAGATGAAATGGAAGTATGGGATCACGGAAGAACAACGTAGACAAATGTATTTTGACCAAAACGGGGAATGTGGTTTGTGCCACAGACCTATTAGTTATGACGAAACAGACCATGACCACAATACTGATCGGGTACGAGGATTGGTTTGCCACAAGTGCAATATGCTGATAGGCAAGGTCGAATACAACCAAAAGATGATGTTTTCAAATGGATAGGGTGGTAAGCGATGTCAAAATCAGTTTCGGTGATCTTTACCTATGAATGTGGCCGGTGTGCCCGGACTGTTCGACGGACTTACACAACCGGTCCTGACGGCCTTCTGGAAATTCCACAGGTTTACTGCGGCGGTTGCCTGGGTCACAAACGGTTGAGCACCATGAGTGTTACTATTTCGGGGGAAAAAACATTTGAAACGCCAGACCCGATCACAAAAGTTCAAGGACTTCCACGACGCAATGACGTGTCTGACACACTCTGTCACGGTACACCGCTTGGGCAACCGGAGAGCGGACGGGTCGCTGCCGACGCACCCACAGGAGAAGACGGACCAGCCGGAGAGCCAGGTGCTCCAAGAGTGTCTTCACTTCCTCCGAAAAAGAGGGTGTCTGGCTGACAGGCAAAATAATGGATCGTTCTGCACGGCGGGTCAGTGGCACACTTATGGGATCGTGGGATCGGGAGACATCATAGGGATCGGTCCCGGCGGCGTGCATATCGAGATCGAATGTAAAGCGGGCAAGGGAGGTCTACTTTCTGTTGCACAGCAACGGAGGCGGGACAGGGTAATGAGTCACGGCGGCAAATATACCGTCGTACACTCGGTTAATGAATTGGAGCAGTGGTATGGCGATGTGTTTGGTTCCAGTGCGGAACGTGGTAGTGATGAAGATGCAGCCGAAGAAGACCCAGAAGGGTTCGATTCGGCTCAGTGACAAGGCGGCAGAGGAGTCCGATTTTGCCGATGTGGTTGCCGTGGGGCCGGATGTGTATGGCATCAAGATTGGCGATACAGTTCTGAGACCTGTGCCTGCGGATTACGAATGGACCGATGAGGACGACAACGGGCAACTGTACCTGGTTGCCAAGGAACAGGACATTGCGGTCAAGGTGATGAAGAATGGCAGTTAAGAAACCAGACCAGGCGTACCTGGACGAACTGTATGCGAGTTTCCGGGTCAAAAATATTTCGCGTACGGAGTTCAAACGCCGGTACCTTGCCGCCACGGACCCACGAGGCATCAGGCGAGACCTGGAAACGATACAGTTGAGGAGGCAGTTGAGTGGAAAAGTGCAAGGACTGTAAGTTTTTCGACAAGTTCGCGGGAAGTGACACCGGAACATGTAAACGGTATCCGCCCGTGTTGGTGATTGACCGGGCTACCGATGTCAAGGACACGAGTTATTGGGCACAACCGGTGGTACAGAAGAGTGGTGGATGCGGTGAGGGGGTTCAATGATACCATTCGTGAGTGACAATTCAGGAGCAATTTCGTCGCCTACCCCGGAGTCGAGTCAGCCGGAAGTGTCGCAGACGGCACAGAAGTTGACTCAGGGGACGGCTGGGACAGAAACCACCTGTACGGTGACAGCGGGCAAGAGGTACCGGTTTACGGCGTACCTCACCGGCGGTTTCAGGTTCGGTTTGGCGACTGTGGCGGTAGACGACAACGTGCGTTGGGTGTGTCCGTTATATCGGACAATAGAGATTGACATTCCAGTGAGTTACACGACGTTGCACTACACGACCGATGTTAACAACGCTTTAGGTTTTCTGGTGGAGCTTAAGTGATGGCCGATGAGCACGGTCTCAAAACGTCGGCTGGAATCGCTCTGTCGAAGTTTCTGCGTCAAGTGGGCCAGGAGAAAACCGAGGTTGCCGGAAACGATCCTTTGACCGGCGATGCAAGGGTTGTTACCAAGACCGAGCAACTGGCGAGAACTATTTGGCGGCTCGCTCTGGGATACGAGGAAGAAGTCAAGGTAGACGGCAAGATCGTTGTCAAGCGGTACAAACCGGACAACACGATGATCTCCTTGGTATATGACCGGCTTGAAGGCAAGGTCGCTTCGACTGAGAGTGACAAGATTAAGAAGCAACCGTTGAGCGGGAAGGTGAGCGAACAGGTGAGACAACGGGTGAACGCACTCGCAAAGGCGGGAAATGAAGAAGTGTAGGTGGTGAAATGGACGTTGAATCTCTTAAACCACATTTATCCACCCCCTTCCCGAATACCCCGTCGATTTGGCACGATCCGGCGAGTGACTATGACATTCCGAAAGGCGAGATTGCCAACCTGAAATGGCGTGCAGAGATTCTTCGACAGGCAGAATGTGACAAGGACTTTCAGGGGGAACTGTTCGAGGCGTGCAGGAAATCAATACTGTTGTGGATCAATCTGTTCTGCTACACCTACCATCAGTTCGATGTCAAAAACGGGCAACGCGATGCGTCAGATTTTGTTGACCATCCTTTTATTACTTGGGCGATTCAGGATGATCTTATCAGACAACTTGAATCGAATCTTGACAGTAACATAAAGGATAGGGACTTGCTCATAAACAAATCCCGCGACATGGGAGCATCCTGGCTCTGCATTGCGTTCATACATTGGTTGTGGTTGTTTCGGCTGGATGCCCAACTGCTTGAGTTATCGCGTACTGAAACGTACGTAGACCAGGCAGGCAACATGAAGGCCCTGTTTCAGAAGCATGATTATATCAACCAGTGGCTCCCAGACTGGATGAGACCCCCCGATTGTTTGCCCGGTGAGAAGAACCGGACAAAGATGCACATGATGAATGTCTGGAATAAGAGTTGTATTGATGGTGAGAGCACTACGAAACATGCGGCTTCTGGTGACAGGCGACTTGTCATACTTCTCGATGAATTTGCCAAGGTGGAACATGGTAGAGAAATGCGTTCTGCTACCCGTGATGCTGGCCTTATGCGTATTGTTAATTCTACCGTGGCCGGGCCTGGTACTGAGTATAGTCGGTGGAAGAATTCAGGTCAGATCAAAGTATTCAGTCTAATGTGGTGGGAACATCCCTCCAAAGGTCAAGGCCGATACCTTCAGCAAAACTCGATAACTCAGGTCTGGAAGATTCGGTCGCCGTGGTACGACAACGAAAACCTGGTCCGTTCGCCGCAGGAAATGGCACGCGAGATTGACGCAGAGGACGTGGAAGCTGGCGACCTGTTCTTCAGCATGGGAAGCGTGGACCGGCACATCGCCTTATTCGCCCGCGAACCGAAGGAACGCAGGACCGTCGATTTCCAGCCTGGGATCGCCAACGACATGATCCCGGACGTTATCAAGAAACGCGGTCTGGAAAACGTAGTGTGCCAACAGGGTGAACGCGGGCCATTACGGATATGGGTCAACTTGATTAACGGCCGACTCGATCAGAATTTCACCTATATCATAGGTATCGACCTGAGTAAAGGGCAGGGGGCATCCAACACCGTATTCTCGGTCAAGTGCAAAGAGACCAAGATGAAGGTTGCCGAATGGCGGGACGCCAACACGCCGCCGTATGAGGCAGCCCGCATTGCAATGGCCCTGGCGATCTGGGTCGGGGGCCGGACGAAACTGCCATTTTTGAAATGGGAAAACAATGGGCCGGGTTGGGATTTCGGACGCTACGTCGTCCGCAAGTGGTTCTATCCATTCTACTATCGAGCCAAACGTCCGGGTGGAATCAACGAAAAAAAGACCCGGATGTACGGCTGGCAGTCCGGCCGTCGAGAAAAAGAGGAACTCTTACGAGAATATGACCGCGTACTGGCCCACGGCGGCTACGTCAATCCGTCCCGATTTGCACTCGAAGAGGCCCGTCAGTACATCTATTACCCTGACGGCGGAATTGGTCCCGCTTGTCTGGTAGAGGAAGACGCCTCTGCGAAAAAGACTCACGGGGACGCGGTAATAGCCGATGCCCTTACTCTTGAAGACGGTGACGCTCAGGGTGGGAGTCGTTCAGAGATCGACATACCCCGGAATTCAGCGGCATGGCGGAAAAAGCAACTGTTCGACAAGCGGAAGAAGGGCAAGAAATTTGCCCATTTTGATTTCAGGTTGTGAGGGATAGGC